TTTTAGGAGTATCTGCATTCTGTATAGCAGACTTATCCACATCCTCAACTTCACTTACAATTTCCATCCTGAGAATATCAGTAGAATTTTCTGGTATAGGCCATATAGACATAACAGGATTATCTCTTCCTCTCCTGATACTATACTGGGAAGCTCTTCCTGTTTGAGTTTTTGCCGGGATAAGTAAGTATTCTTCAGGAGTAATTCTGGTAATTTTAATATCTGTATTATCTCTACGGGTTGTAGCTTCCATAACATTAATTGTAGAACTACTTAAAGAATATTCTGCTACGGAAGCAGCTACTGTAACAGCCGTAGTACTTGTACTCCAGAGAAGAATGCCTCTGTTTTGCCAATCCTTTAACATCAGATTAATAGAACGTCTGGCAGATTCTGGCGTATGTCCAAGCGTATCCTCACCACCAATCATTTCGGTAGCTTCTTGAATGACTTCATCTATGTCCAGATTAAAGTTATATGTGCCTGATACAGCCATTCTATCCCTTCCTATTCCATATATTCTGTAGGTGCGCCCCAATCAGAGGGTCTGCAATTACATTCATCACATTTACATACTTTATTTCCATCATGAAAAGAACACATCATATCGCAATGACAGGTGTGTTCGCAGTGTATGCAAATATGACTTATAGTTTCCACTTTCTCTATGTACCAATTTCTTTAATTCTTTTATCAGCATTTTCAATATAGGAGGAAAACATATTGGTAAGAATAAAAGGAAATACGCCATGTATTATTAATCCTATCATTACCAACATTCCTCTGATACTTTCAAACCATGTAAATCTGAGATGCTTAATGTAATTTAATTTTACATCTTTTAAATGTTTCAAATCAATCATATTATACTCCCATACATTTTTTACAACAACACTTCTTACATACTTCTATTTGTTCTGTTTCACTATGTCCATCATTAAGTTCAGCATGTGTTCTAACATCTTTTATTAGAGGAATACCGCAATGAGAAGAATGACCACAATTCTTACAGGTTGTCATTTCTTCTTTTTACGAACTACTCTATTTATATCTTTATACATTTTTCACAACGACATAATTTACATATTTCTATCTGTTCTATTTCAGCATACCCTGTCAAATTTTTAATTAATGGTATTCCACAATGAGAACCATGTCCACAATTTCTACATTTTATCATTTCTTCTTCTTTAACATCTCCATCTTTTTCTAGCCTGTCTAAGTCTACTCTTTGGATTCTTGGCGGCTTTTGGAAACTTCTTCATTTGTCCTGCTGATCTGGCACAATAACTTTTACGTCTTGATGCTCTTTTACCAGTAGGTTTCTTTTCAGTTACAGCAGTCTTTAATTTAGATCCGGGGTTTTGCCTACGGTATTTAGCTACTCCCTTCTTGGTAAGACCTGCACCTGCTTTAGTAGGACGCTTGTGACCTCCCTTAATAGTCATGCCCTTCATATTACCTTTTCTTTGTGCCACTTACTTCTCCTTACTGCCATAAGTATCTCTAAATTTTAAGTGTATGTAATTACAAAGAGCTTGAAAATACTCATTCCAAATTTCATAGTCCTTTTCTTTAGGTTTAGGAATACTATAATCTATCTTAGTATAATCGTCAACCTTTTCTTTAGTCATATAAAGAAGCTACAAGTAGAGTACCACCGCTTTTCCTTACAACTGGCTCTTTAGATCTTCCTATTCTTTTTTTACCATAGTTCTTTCGAGGTTTATGTTCAGGATATTTTGTTATTTTTACTGGACCTTTTATTTTACCGCCATGTTGCCTTACAACTGGATCAGCAGATCGTTTTCTATAAGGCTTATCTAATTTCTTTCGAGGTTTATGTTCAGGAATTTTTTTAATTTTTAGTTTACCTCCATGTTGCATAAACTTTCTACGTCTAGCTTCAGACATTGTACCAGCCCTTGCCATTTCTGCTGGTGAAAGTCCTACTCTGCTCATTCTACCTCCTGCTTGTTTTTTCACTACTTTTCCTCCTGTTGCTCTCTTCTTAGGCATAGCCATACTTGCCATTCGTGACTTAGACATTCCCTGATAAACTGATTTACGTCCCTTTACAGGCGCACTCATTTTAATTTTCTGCCCTACCCTTATTTTATTAGGATTTTTTATACTTGGATTGGCTGCTAGTAAAGCTTTAAGTGTAGTTCCCTGTCTTTTAGCAATCTGTGAAAGAGTATCGCCACTCTTAATCGAGTAAGACTTAGATTTACGGGGAGCCATCATTCCATTAATACTCTTTTTAAATCCTTTAGGCTCATATGTCATTTTTTTAGGTTGTTTTGGTTTTGCGCTTGCTGTTTTTGGTTCTTTTGATACATCATATACTGCTTTTCCAGCAAGAGTAGCAGTTCCTGCTGTTCCAAGAGTTATAAGACCAGCTTTACCTGCTTTTGTTCTTTTAGCAGCTAATCTATTTTGTTCAGCTAAAGCTGCTTTTTTTGCTTTATTTGCTTCTCTCTGAGCTTTCCTCTTAGCAGCAATCCTTGCTTTTTCCTTAGCCGCTGCTCTGGCCTTTTTCTGAGCCTCTTTTACTGCTAATTGTGCTGCTTTTGTTTGTTCAAGAATCTTCTTTCTAGCAGCACTTGCTAGATAACCAGCCGCCTGTTTTTTAATAATAGGACTTTTCATAACTGCTCCTCCTCCTTTTTGTTCTACTCTAGCACGAGGGACTCTACCACTTCCTACAAGTTGAGTACTTCCTACACCAGATCTTGGCATACCAGAAGTAGCACTTCCCGTTCCTGTGCCTGTATGTCGTTTCATATACATAATTTGCTCATCTATTCTTTTTAATTGTTCTTTTAAATGTTTTTTTTCAGGAGCAGAAGAAATTCTCTCTTTTATTCCTCTTGAAGCCCCTTTCTGAGACTTGACTTTCCCAGTTACCCTATTTGGTTGTGCTAGTGCAGCATTTATTTTAGATCTCTCACGCTGAAGTTTTCCCAGACGTTGAGTATAAGCCTTCTCTATTTGAGCAGATTTTGTTTTAGCTATACCTTTTACTCTGGCCTTTTTCCCTGCTTGACTAGCAGAGGCTGCTGTAGCTTTTTTTAGTGCAGCTTCTTTAAGGGGAGTAAGTACTCGTTTTTTAATATCTCGTGCTATTCTACCTGCAAACTGTTTTTTTACTAGAGGTTTTTTATACTTATAAGGTAGTAATTTTCTTACTGAAGTCCCTGATTTTGGTTTCTTAAGTTTACCCCTACCATGAGGCATAGGACCACTACTAATAATTTTTTTCTTTAGTTTACTTACCATCTGTACCATAATTAAGCCTCCCCGTAAGTATCAACTTTACCAGTAGGAGCTATTTCAAAAGACTTTCCTTGAGGATAGGCTTCATCAACAACAACATCCTGTGGTTTGCCAACTATTGACGGTCCTTTTCTGGCAGCACCATATCCCTGTCCTGTAGGTTTGCCAAGTATCTTGTCCAGATCAGGTGGACGTTGTAATAATGTATGCGGTCCTAATCCCATTTTAAAATCTCCTATTCTATTAATTCATAATATGATGAAACAAACTCATCACCATTAAAGTTTCCTATTTGTCCACCAGATGATAAACTTATAGTTTTTACTAAAGGTTTTTTTTCTTTAGGTTTTGATTTAAGATTATACCCAGACCTCTTTGGTTCATTTCTTTTCCATTTAGCATGATCTTTCTTGTACATCTTAAGTAGTGTTGCTGGATCTGTTGGTAAAACTCTTATTCCCATTTTATGTTTTCCTTTTCATTCTTTTAAAAGTCTTTGCTAAATTAGCTCTACGTCTAGTCGTAGGATTACTACTCTTGGATGCCTTATTTAATTGAGCCATTGAAATCTTCTTCCCTTTTTTAACTCCCAACTGTTTTCTTAAAGCACCCTTTTTTATTTTAGCTTTTTGTATCCATCTTTTATTTCCCGGTTTCATAATCTGTTGCCTTATGCTTGCTCTGTTAACCATTTTTCATAGCTCTTCCATATCCTCTTAATGCAGCACCTACACCTCTAGGTTTGCCCACTCTACCGCCTTCTTTACGCTTCTTCTTACGTTTAACATTTTTAAAAAGAGGACTTCGATATTTTCCTCTTTGTTTTTTAGCTCTTTCTGAAGTTCTTTTCTGTATTCCTTTATGCCATTTCGGTATTTCTTCTGCTAACAAAGAACCAACTTGAGATCTTGCTTGTTTTGCACCTCCCTTAAAACCAGCTTTACGTGCTTGAGCATCACTTGCTAAAAATGAAAATTCATTACCTATATCAAGAACATCAAAAAGTGCCATTCCCCAACCAACACCGGGAATAGCTTTAGCAGGTAATGTTAAAGCTTTTTTAGCTAACTTTCCTTTTACTCTTTTTAAAACATTTGAAAGAACTTTAGGAGCAACAAAATCCTTTGCTACCATACCTGCCCCAACTGCTGCTAATGGAACCCCTTCTAAAGCTTCTCGTACTGGTTCTCTTGTAGCAGCGGCTAATGCAACTCCTCCTCCAACAGGAGCAAGTTTTTTAAGAAGGCCCATCAATCATATCCATGAGCTACTACCTGACCACCTGTCATTTTATAGGTAATAACTTTACCACCAGACTTTCTTCCTCCAGCCGTTCCTCCTCTAACTACCCAACTATCATCTGGTAACAATCTTGGTTGTCCTGATTGGTATGATCCAGTAATTCCAAATTCTCCTTCACCATGTCTTGGTATTGTACGAGGCTTTCCTATTCTTTTTGTAGATATTGAAACTTTGGCTACCCTATCCGCTCCATATTTTTTAATAGCAGCGGCCTTACCATGATCTCTGGCAAACCTTCTAATGATACCATCTTGTTGTACTTTTGATACAGATGCTGCTGTAGCTGTCCTCTTTGCAGCTTTTTCTTTAAGAGGATCAAGCATTTGTTTTTTAATACCCTTTGCTATTCTACCTGCAAACTGTCTTTTTACTATTGCCAACTCTCCCTTGTTAGGGTCTAGAGCTTTTCTCTTTAGTTTTTTCGCCATTAACTTGCTCCCTGTGTTATGGTATCGGGACCACCAGCAGGAGAAGCTGCAACTTCCATATCATCCTGTCTGGTCCTTCTAGCCTGATTACGTAATGCTCCTATAGCTGTTTGATACTGTGTCTGCCATACTGGAAGTGTATTCCAATCTTTCATAAACATAGTAGCTTCCACCATACATCCTGCAAAGAGAGCATCATAACAATAATTACTAAAATAATTCTCAGTAGTTACACTTGTTCCTGTAGCGGAAGACAAGGGTAATGGTCTGGAAACTGTTTGTATCTCTCCTGTCAGAGTAGACGCAGGAGTCGGTACTATATAAATAGATGAATTAGTTTTTCTGGAATAGTATCTGGGAGTGCCTACAGAAGCACTGGCATAAGGCCAGAAATCAATGGCATACTCATATGTTCTTTGAAGTAAGCTTGTCTTAAGACTAGACACACTCGTAGTGTAGTTCACATTACGAATAATATGAACTCTATCATTTAAACTAACAACAGGATTACTTACACTGAGAGTTATACTACTAAACTCGTCTAGTCCAACATCATCCAGATCCTTCAGAAGTCTTAATTCTGTACGATCCACAAAGAAAGATATTGCACTGGCAAATTCGGTAGACTCATTCTCAGACGTTTGAATAACATCTGTTTTAAGGTATGAGTAGGCAACCATATTAGCCCAGATATAATGTAATCGTAGGAAGCATTGCTCCTGTTCCAGATGTCGCAACACTTACAATACCATGAACACCGACTCCCATATCTCCTATATATTGATCATTAGAATCTAATGCTGCTACACGATATCGAATAGCTGTTCCTTTAGCTGTTCTATTTGTAATCTGCTTTGATCCTGAAATAACAATTTCACCTGCAAGAGTTGAATAAGTATGCATGGCAAGAACTCTGGTTGTTGAT